TAGACGGCACGTACATGTAAGCGCCCTGATAGAGTCCCGGCCAATCAACACCTGCGAGGCGCTTCACGTAGCCAGTGCGAGTCAGGATGCCGCCGCCGCGCACGGTTCCGTTGATAAGCCAACAAAGTTGATCCCGCTTGATACCGTGCGGCATGGCAGGGCCAGCGATGGTTGTCGGGCGTCCGCTATCGACTCCGCTTGACCAATCCATCTGGCCGTCCGTAATACGGACACCGCTTTTGACTTCTGCCATTGACTCACCTAATAAGGCAAGACAAGGTTCACCGCAACTGCAATATGGCCCGCGAGAATCCGAATCGACCAATTCAAATGTATGGGATGGGGTTGGTTCCGACTTACGATCCCGTGGACCGCGAGATGTATTGCATCCGAATGGGGGGCCAGTGGAAGAAGAAAAGTGGCGGCATAGCAGGCATGGGGCTGTTCTATCACCACAAGAAACTGCAACAACTTTTGCACCCGGAAAAGGTCTGGCACAAGTGGAATGAACTGCTTCTGCAACAGTTCATCGATCACCGAATCATCGGCGTGCTCGGTGCCGCTTCCTCTGGCAAAAGTCGCGAGGCGTGCGACTTCGCCCGAATGTGCTATTACATCAATCCCGACTGCACGACGGTCATTCTTTCTTCCACGGAAAAGGAAACGCTCGAAGACCGTATCTGGGGTGAAATCAAATCTCAGCACAAAGAAGCCCGGAAACGATATGAGAACTTGCCGGGACACCTGATTGAATCGCGCCAGCGTATCGTGACTGATAGTCGAGAACCGGGAGACGATGACGGGCGGGATTTTAGGAATGGCATGGTGGGGGTTCCATGTAAAAAGGGCGGCAGCTATGTCGGCATGGGCAGTTATGCTGGGCGCAAGAACAAGTTCGTCCTGCTGGTAGCCGACGAAGGGGCCTTCATGCCACGCGCTTACGTGGACGCCTTCTCGAACCTGAATAAAAACACCAATTTCAAAGGCATCATTCTTGGCAATCCGAAAGATACCACGGACGCGCTTGGCGTGATTTGTGAACCTTCTGCTGAATTGGGCGGTTGGGATGGAGGCGTTGACCAGAATCCCGGCACGAAGGTTTGGAATATTCGCTGGCCCAATGGTGTCTGCGTCCAGCTTCCGGGCAGCGACTCGCCGAATCTGGACGGCAAACTTGTAATTCCGCTCATCACCCAGGAGCAGATCAATGCCGACATTGCTTTTTACGGCAAGGATTCGTTGCAGTTTACGATGATGGATGAAGGCCGGATGCCTCGCGGGCAAGGCTTGAAGCGTGTCATCACCCGCCAGATGTGCCTGAAGTTCCATGCGATGGAGGAACCAATCTGGAAAGATGAAAACCGAACGCGCATCGGATTTCTGGACGCGGCGTATGGCGCAGTTGGCGGGGACCGGACTATTTTCGGTTGGCTGGAATTCGGAAAAGGGATCAACTCCGTGAAGGAAATTGAAACCATGCTGGCTCTTGGCGGCACAATGCTCGTGCCCGTCACAACCAAAGAGGCCGATCCCAATTTTGATTTGCCGGAATTCCAGATCGCCAAGTTCGTGAAGGACAAATTGAACGAACTAAAGATACCGCCTGCCAACTTCTATTTCGACACTACAGGACGCGGTTCACTGATGAGCGCCTTTGCTCGAAACAACATGGCAGAAGTGAACGGCATTGAGTTTGGTGGCAAGCCGTCTGAACGACCCGTGCCGAATCTCGTGGACATTACCTGCAAAGACTACTTCTCCAAATATGTGAGCGAGCTTTGGTATGTCGTGCGCTGGACGATTGAAAGCGATCAGTTCCGGGGCATGACCGAAGAAGTGATGCATGAAGGCTGTTTCCGAGAGTGGGGAATGGTGTCAGGCAATCGAATCGAAGTGGAAACCAAAGAGAAGATGAAGCTCAAGAGCGGGCGATCACCTGACTTGTTCGACGGCTTGGTTTGCGGGTTGGAAGGCGCACGCCGACGCGGGTTTGTAATCAAACGGATTCTGAACACGACGCATCATCGGCAGGGAGAAGAATGGAAGCAGGCGTTCAGGGATCGGTTCTACAAACACAAACATCATCATCGCCTCAATTATCGGACTTGACTATCAAAGTCTGAAATGTCATTCGTTGCGCAATGGCAAACGCCCGTCTAAAAGATCGTCAACGTCAAATTCCAAATGGCTTCACATTTCTTGTTCCTGAAACGAATTGGGACTCGATAAAAGTCCTCGGTCGCCATCCGTCGTTCGACCGACTTACCGCCGCCGTGCTCGAACACTTCAAAGGCAATCCGCGCTTGGTGAAGAAGAACAGTTGGCCAACCACTATCGAAGGCGTTCAGGAAGTCGTTGAGTCGTACAATGTCGCCGTGTGCTTGGCAAACGGGTGGCATGATTTCGTGGTGACGATGGACCCTGCTTCCATCCCAAAAGCATGGCCCCTGCATCGCCCCGGCCCAGACGGGGTTGTTGCGGGGGCTAAACGATCAGCAGCAGGTGTTAAGCTGGTGGTCGAATGGCTCGGCAGCGGATTGAAGCCTGTTGACGTTGCGATTGCTGAACGACGTGCCGCTGTGTGCGCGGTCTGTCCGATGAACAAAGAGGAAACAGGGTTCCTGCAACGCATCGGTGCCATCGCAGCCGAAAAGGTGAAGACCTTGATAGAAGTGAAGAATGATTTGGTCCTCAAGACTTCCAATGACTCCAAACTATTCATCTGCCAAGCGTGTGATTGTAAATTGGATTTGAAGGTTCACGCGCAGTTGAGCCACATCCTAAAAAACACCAGCGACGAGACGCGGGCACGATTAGACAAAAACTGTTGGATTCTTGTAATCTCAAAAAAGGAAACCAAGATTTGAACCGGATGGAATTATCCACGCAGCCTCTTTTACCAATCTAATGACTGCCGTACTTCCGTTTTACAAAGGGGACACAGCGTTGCTTTTCAGCCTGTTGCACTGGATAAAACTTCTTGGAGCGTGCCCAAGGCAAAACGCAATTCTTGTTGCTGACGCTGGCGTTGATTGGGGAGTGTCAGTCGATCTGCTTAATCTAGCTCAAGAGGCGTTTCGATCTGCTCAGTTAATCACGAATGACAAATCCACAGTTGGGTGGATTGAGGGATCGAACAGTTTGTTTTTAACGGCAGCACTATTCTGCGAAGAAAATAAAATTGGTCCTTGGATATGGATCGAAAGTGACTGTGTGCCGATTAAATCCGGTTGGCTTGATCGTATTCAATTCGTCTATGGTCAGTGTGGAAAGCCCATCATGGGGCAGGTCTATCGCTACGACAATCCGCCACCGCCTGACGGCATTCCGCCGTTCAGTCTCGTTTCCGGTGTTTCTGTTTACCCATCTGATGCGTGGTCGAAGATGGTCAAAGCCATGCGGTTCGCTCCGAATCTCGCTTTCGACGTGGCCACTGCCGCCGTCACCGTGCCGCTGGCCGCACACACCAACCTTATTCAGCATTACTACGGGGAGTTGAATCTTGCGCCAACATTCGCTGAGTCTAAGACGGACAAAAGCCCGCGCAACACGTTCACGTTGGAGCGGTTGCACCCGGAGGCGATGATATTCCATCGCTGCAAAGACAGCACGCTGATGAAGATGCTCCACGCCAGAATGTTCCCGCATGAACAGCAACGCTTCGTCGTCAACATTCCATTCTGCAACAAAGACGGTGACATGATGCTGAAGAACCTGAAGTGGATGCAACGTCTGGGCGGTTGTCGGAACGATACGTGTGTGCTGGCCTACGACAAGAGCACGCGGGCTGGCCTGATTGCCGCCGTCCAAGCGCAAGCGTCCATCGTGTTCGGCAAGACAATGGATTTCATTTACGGCACTCCCAAGCGCACTGATGTAACCGGAGCGGCCAAGCACGCCTTCCGGTGCGAGTCCGGGTTCATGCAGTCCGTGCGCAAACCTTGGCTTTGGTTTGAGGCGGACATGGTGCCGTTGAAACGCGGCTGGCTGGACGCTTTGCAGTTGGCTTATCAACGCGGCGGGAAACCATTCTTTGGGCCTGTCGTTCCAGACATGGGTCACTTCAACGGAACCGCTGTCTATCCGCCTAACACTTTTTCGATGTGTCCGAGTTTGTCAGTGGAGAACAACGAGGCTTGGGATACCGGGATGCGAGATGAGACACGCGGTAAAGTATTCGATGCCAGCCCATATATTCAGCACGCTTGGACGATGGCCAATGGAAGGTTGCAACCGCATGGCTCAGGGGATTACCCGATTTTCAAGACGGCAGAGGAAGTGCGAAGGATGATCCTGCCCACGGCGCTAACGTTCCACCGGGACAAAAGCTTGAGTCTGATTGATCGGCTGACGGAAATGGGGGTTGCTTGAATACCGATCTATTCATCGTCACGTTCAAGCGCGATTTCGAGTATCTTCGCTGGTGTCTGAAGTCGATTGAGAAATTCGCCACTGGATTCCGAAACATCTGGATCGTCATACCGTCTGAGGATTTGAAACCTCTATCGGCACTGCTGATTGATTTCTATTATTTGAAAAACGTCATCCCGGTAATGTTTAAAGAGTGGCCAGGAAAGGGGATGTTGCACCACATGAACATCATCGTTCATGCGGACGAATACACCGACGCTGATTTCATCTGCCACATTGACGCCGATTGCATTTTTACTGCACCTGTGACGCCGGAGACGTTCATCAAGGACGGCAATCCGATTCTCCAATACGAACGCTTCGAGTCGATTACCAAAAGGCACTCTGGTGTTGGTTTGTGGGGTGAAGTAACTCAGCGTTGCCTGCCGTTTCCAATCCACTTTGAGACGATGCGCCAACACGGCGAAACTTATACTCGTGAGACTTACGCAGAAACTCGAAAGCTGATGGAAGTCAAAACAGGAATGCCAGTCGATGAATATATCAAAGCCCAAAAGAATGACTTCCCAAATGGTTTCTGCGAATTTGTAACGCTCGGAAACGTGGCTATTCACTGCTTCTGGCCAAAGTATCATCTGGTTGATAACGCTCTAAAACCAAACCCCGACAAAGGCGATTTCCCGGTGGGCCAGTTTTGGAGCCATAGCCCGCCTGACTTGCCGCAAGACATTTGGTGGGAAGGCAAGATGCAACGCATCGTTCCAATCGAGATGATTAAAAAGGTGTTGGGGTGAATACCTGCGATACTTGCAAACATTGGAATTCTGAATCAGAACAACTCAGGTCGGTGGAATGGGGCCTTTGTTCGCATCCAAAACTAGACTCTGATTTGGCATCTGATTGCCTACTGCTTGAAACATCCGATCCAGTTACGCTGCTTACTGGTCCTAAATTTGGTTGCATCCACCACGAACCGAAATGACCTATAAAGTAGCGCATTTCTCGA